ACCCAGGAGGCGGGCAACCGCGAGCTGGCGCACCGGGCCAAGATGGCCGACAGGGACCGGGAGAGCGTGCTGTTCGTGGTGCCGCTCACCGAAAAGGACCAGTACATCCTCGGCCTGCGCAAAACCGTCGACAGCCAGCAGGAGCAGCTGGACAAGCTGGCCACAGCCCTGGCCAAGCGGGGGGCGTGATGGCCACCAAGACCAGCTTGAGCGCTTACGACACCCCGGGCCCGCTGCTGGGCGACCCGCTGCCAGTGGAGGGCGAGGAGCCGCTGACGGCCGAGGAGCTGGCCCACTGCCGCATCCAGGCCGACACCAACGCGCTGATGCAGCTGCACAAGGATGAGTCCAAGCTGTGGCGGGAGGCGTTCAACAACGTGACGGCCAACCTCAAGAAGGTGCTGACCACGTTTGAGCAGAACCAGGCAACCCTGGGCATCCGGCTGGCCAGCCTGGAAAAGCGCCTGGCCAAGAGCAAGCGGCTGTGAGCAGGCGTAAAAAGTCCATGCTGGACGAGATGAGAGAGCGCAACGCAGCCGCCTACCTGGCGTTGACGGCCAAGGGCCCAGCTCCAGCCTGGGCCAAGCAGGAAACCGCACAGATTTTGAGCGAGCTTGCCCAAATAGACAAGGCGGTCACGACAGGGCGGCAGGCAGAAGCCGACCAGGAGGAACACAGTGCTAATTGACCGCGACACCCTGGCCCGCACCCTGCGCCAGAACGGCTGCAGCCTGACCAAGACGGCCCACGACATGGGGGTGAGTCCCCAGCGGGTTTACGAGCTGTGCAAGCAGGTGGGCATCAAGATCACCAAGGAAGTGGAGTATGTGACACCCGAGGCCAAAACCCTCCTCAACGTGAAGGACTAAAATGCTCACGTTCACCGTGGCCTGTCTGGCCCTGCTGCTCACGCTCATCAACCTGCTGCGCTCGGCCCGCTGGTCCCGGGCACGCCAACGCGCCGAGGAGATGGAAAAAGCCTTCAAGGCCGAGCGTTACGCCAAGCTGAGGGATGCCATCAACAGCGGAGCCATCCGGCCCGGCCGGATGCAGGACGACCTGCTGCAGGAGCTGGCCGAGTTCAAGCCAGAGGGCCCGGCCAAGCACCAGGACACAATGGACGCCATGGCCCTGGCCCACCTGGAGGGCCTGCCACCTAAATTGGGCGCCATGCAGATGGAACACCAAAAAGACGTGCTTACCACCATCATCCAGCGCACAGGCTGCAGCTTGGCCGAGGCCGCCGCAGCCCTTCGCCAGGCCAACCACGACCTGGAGCACGCGGTGCGCCTGGCCAGGAACACACCCAGCCAGCACGCCCCGGGCTGCCCCCGGAGGCAGTGGGACCGTAAGCCGGAACACAAATGCACCTGTGGGAGAGGGCAGCGATGACGGACTTCCAACAGAGCTACAGCCTGGCCGAAATGCTGGTGAGGATGGCCTGGGGAGCGCTCTTTGGGGCCTGGGTCGTTATGGCCTGGCAGGCCTGGGCCAAGCGCCGGGCCACCAAGCTGCCACCGCACCCGGATGAGCAGGCGGATCGGGCTAGGCGTCAGGAGAAGGTGCTGGCGTCGAGAAGGATGGAGGTTCTGCAGGGCGGCGTCATCCACGGACCCAAAGGAGCCGGACCGGCGCCGAAGACCCTGGAGATCAGCACGGGAGGTTACAGGCCCGGACCACGGCGCGGGCTACATGATAACGGCCCGCCCATGACGCCGGTCCGCCAACACGGCAAACGTAAGGCATGAAGCCCAGGGCCAGCTGGTGGCAGGACCAGCCCCTTCCCATGCCGCCCATGGTCTTCGAACAGGACGACCATGGCCCGAGGAACCCGATAGGCTTTGACCGCCCCCCAGCCACGAAGATCCAGGTCGTGAAGGCGGTCCCTGAGGCGGAGCTGCGGGCCTACGCGCAAGCGATCAAGGACAGATTAGGGCTCTGAGCCCACCATCTTGGCCGCCATCCACCCCCCCTCCCGGATGGCGTCCAGGGCCTGGCCCCGGGGAACTTCTGGACACCAACCCAAACGCTGGCCAACAGAGCTGCTGCTTTAAGGGAGAGCGTGGCCAAGGACATGGAGGCAGCTTTCAACCTGGATGCCGGGCGCATTAAAGAGAGCGAACGCTGGCCTGGTTTGAGGGCCAAAAGCAAGCAAAAGTGGCCCCGCAGGGCCCCGGCCAAGGCCAAAAAGGCCAAAAAACACCGCCGCAAAGCCTGAAAATACTAGAATCCTACGGGCCCCTCAAAAGGCCCGCAGCTTTGTCGTTCCTGTCCAATTGCATAGAGGTAAAGCCATGGGAAGGGAACAAACCCCCGCATTAGACCCCGCACTTGCGCGGGCCGAGAAAAAAGAGGCCAAGCGGCTGCACGCGGCCAAGGTGCTGGACATCACCAACCCGGAGATTTCGGCCAGGCTGGAGGTGGCGGCCATGGCCCTGGGCCAGGGTAAGAACGCCTGGCGGGCCCTGCAGGAGATGGACATACCGCTGCCCAACGGAGGCACGGCCAAAAGGCTGAGCCCCAGCCAGGCCGCGGTTTACGTCAAGCGGGCCAAGCTGGACCTGCTGACGGCCATGGCCAAGCCCAGGGCCGAGATGCTGGCCGAGTGCCTGGGCTACCTGCAGGAGGCCCTGCGCATGGCCGCCAAGAGCGGCAAGGCCAGCGAGCTGGTGGAGGTGGTGGACTACCAGAACCTGGTGCTGGGCCTGCCCAATCGTTCCACGGCCGCCCGCACCATCCACCTGCCCGTAGGGCCGCCACCCAAGACCAACGTGGGCGAGCTGAGCGATGACCAGCTGGCGGCAGTGATCCTGGCTGACCGCTCCACCAAAGCCGCGGCAGAAGATGCCTGAGCTGGTGACGGCAGGGATGGCGGCCGAACGGCTACTTGCCCGGCGCCAGGCGCGCGAGCACTTCCTGCCCTTTATCCAATTCACCAAACCCAACTATCAAGCCAACTGGCACCATGTACTGGCCGCCCGGGCGCTGGAGCGCTTTGAGCAGGCGGTGCGGGACCGCAAGAGCCCGCGCATGATCCTGCGGATGCCGCCCCGCGGTGGCAAGTCCGAGCAGGTGAGCCGCCGCTTCCCCGGCTGGGTGCTGGGCCGCAACCCGGAGTGGCAGCTCATCGGCACCAGCTATAATGACAAAATAGCTGCCGACATGGGCTCGGACGCCCGCACCATCATCGAGAGCCCGGAGTACCAGGAGCTTTTCGACACCCGCATCCGTTCCGACAGCTCAGCCAAGGACAACTGGCGCACGGAGCAGGGCGGCATTTACGTGGCGGCGGGCGTGGGTGGCGGCATCACGGGCCGCGGCGCACATTGTTTTCCAGCAGGGACGCAAGTCCTGACCGAGCAAGGTTGCATCCCTATCGAAAACTTGAATAATGGTGCCACGTCCTGTAAAGTTATGACCTATGAAGAATCCACAGGAAAAACCCAGTTCAAAACAGTCCAAGCTTTCACCCGCCGTCAGGCAGTTGGGCTATACCGGATCACCTCTGCCGCTGGCCGAGTGGTCACGGCTACGGGCGACCATCCTATCTGGACAGACCGTGGATATGTCCGAGCGGATTCACTTGCCCCCGGCGATCGTTTGTTGTGCACGGTGCAAAGCCAAAGTGGTGCGGATGGCGTTCGATGTGAGCAAGCACCTGCGAAGAAAGCTCGGGGATTTTTACTGCTCCAATGCGTGCTGGGCTGTGGCGCAAAACTTGAAAAAGTATGGCGTGAAAAAGTGCATTCATTGTGGGAGTCCTACGCCCACGGACCGGTGGTATGGAACCGCAAAAAAAACATATTGTTCCAGGGAGTGTCTGGAAAATATCAGGCTGGAATTCAAAGCGAAACGCCGGGCGGCGTGGCCGACTATGACGTGTCAGGAGTGCGGATTGACCAAGCAGGCCCCCCCAGGGAACAAGCTTCAATTCTGCGGGATGGACTGCAAGAACAGAGCGCACGCCCAAAAAATGACGGGCCGCGCGAATCCCGGATACATTCACGGCCTGTCCCCGTTGCGGACTCAACAGCATGCGGCCCCGGCATTCAGAACGGTGAAACCTCAAATCATCGAACGGGATGGGCACGCCTGCGCGATATGTTCCAAAGGCGGGAACCTGCATGTTCACCACTTGGGACTCGACCCAAGAGACAACCGTTGGCAAAACCTGATAACGCTCTGCCCGTCATGCCACTTCACGCTTCACGGACACCAGAGGGCCAAGAGCCCCTTGAGACAGATTACGTTTCAAGCGTTGACCGCATTGCTGACACAGAAGGCGGGACCACGGTCTACGACCTCCAGGTAGAAGGAAATCACAACTTTTTTGCCGATGGCTTTCTGGTCCACAACTGCCTCACCATTGACGACCCGTACAAGGATGCAGCGGACGCCTGGAGCGCCAACACCCGCAAGCGCATTTGGGACTGGCTAACCACCACGGCCCTCACCCGGCTGATGCCAGGCGGTGGCGTACTCATCTTGCTGACCAGCTGGCACGATGACGGCTTGGACAACAAGCTCATCCGCACCGCCAAGGAAACGGGTGAGGTGTGGGAGGTGATCGACATTCCTGCCATCATGGAGGCGGGCTACTCCGGGCGGCACCCGGAGGACTTACGCGGGGCCGGGGAGAGCTTTTGGACCAGCGCCTGGCCAGTGGAGGAGCTGGAAAAGACCCGGCGCCGCATCGGCCCCAACGCCTGGAGCGCCTTGTACCAACAGCGGGCCATTCCAGATGGCGGCACGATCATTGAGCGCCCCTGGATCAAATTGTGGGAGCGCCAGCCCGAGGGCCTGCAGGAGCTGATCCTGAGCTGGGACTTGGCGTTCAAGGGTAATCAGGACAGCAGCCGGGTGGCGGGCCACCTGTGGGGGCGCCGGGGCGGGGACTTTTTCATGCTGGCCCGCGACACCAAGGTGCGCGAGTTCCGCGAAACCCTCAGCGACTTCCTGGCCATGGCCAACAAGTACCCCAGGGCCACGGTCAAGCTGGTGGAGGACAAGGCCAACGGCCCGGCCCTCCAGTCCATGCTGCAGCACAGCGTGCCCGGCCTCAAGATGGTGCCCGTGGAGAAGGACAAAGAGGGGCGGCTGCGCGCCGTCAGCCCGGTGTTCGCCAGCGGCAACGTCTACCTGCCCAACCCATCCATCCATCCGTGGGCCGCCGAGGTGATTGAGGAGCTTGTGCGTTTTCCCAATTCAGAATATAACGATGACACGGACGCCCTGAGCCAGGCCTTGGCTTATTGGATCGTCCCAGGCTACGGGCCGACCCGCTGGAGAAACTGGACGCTATGAGCACACCAAAAAAGGACGTGGCCGGGCCCAAGCCCACGCGGCGCGATAAAGAGCTGGTGCGCGACCTGGCCGTGCTGGTGCAGGATGCGGCCGCGCGCCACCGCCAGAGTGCCGGGCTCAAGCCCATAGGCGACAGCCAGAGCCAGCGCCACGTGGCTGGGGCCAGCGTGACCCCGGTGAGCGTGCTGGACGGCTGGAAGAACGTGCTGACGGGCCTGGGCACGCGCGGGGACCGCACCATGCACAACCAGGTGGAGTGGGACCTGAGCCTGCAGGAACAGGAGGCAGAAGATTTGTACGCGGGCGACCTGAGCGCCAGGCGGGCCGTGGACCTGCTGCCCCACGAGGGCACGCGCGAGGGCATCCAGTGGGAGGACGAAAAAAAGAGCTTGTACCTGGCCGAGGAGCACAAGCGCCTCAACATCATGCCCATCACCAGGGACGCCAGCATCTTTGCTCGGCTCTACGGCGGCGGGGCTTGGCTGCTCATGGATGGCGTCACCCCGGTGGACCGCCTGCAGGAGCCCTGGCGCAAGGGCAGCCAAGTGCAGAGCGTGGTGGTGCTCACCCGATGGGAGCTGTGGGCCTACGCCACGGAACTGCAGCGCGACATCACCAAGCCTGGGTTCGGCCTGCCCGAGCGCTACCGCCTGTTCCCGCGCATGACCTTTGGGCAGACGGCCATCACCGTGCACTCCAGCCGGATCATTCGCTTTGACGGCCGCCTGCTGCCGCGCCTGGCCTTCATCAAAAACAACTTTTGGCACGACAGCATCCTCACCTCCATGCGCGAGTCCTTGGGCGACTACAAGATGAGCTTCAAGGCCGTGAGCAACGTGCTGCTGGACTTTCGGATGCTGGTGCACAAAATCGCTGGCCTGAGCGATGCGTTGACCGCGGGCAACGACCAGTACGTGAAGCAGCGCTTTGAGATCATGAACATGGCCCGCAGCGTGCTGGGCGCCTGGGTCATTGACGCCGAGGACGACAGCCAGTTCCACAGCGCCAGCCTGGCTGGCGTGGCCGAGCTGGCCGACCTGGTGAAAAAGCGGCTGCAGGCCGAGACGGACACGCCCCACACCGTTTTCTTCAACGAGGCGCCCGGAGGGGCCCGCAGCATGGGCAGCTCGGGCGACCACGAGGAGCGTAACTGGTACGACAGCGTGCACGCCTGGCAAATGAACTACATTGGCCCCAAGCTGGAGCAGCTGAACCAAATGCTGCTGGAGCAGCCGGGCGGCCCCGGTGGCCAAGCGGTGGACCACCCCTACGTTTGGAAATCCCTGTGGCAGCAGGACGACAAGGAGGCGGCCGAAACCAACTACGCCAACGCCCAGGCTGATGACCTCAACCTGGCCAACGCCCTGCGCACGCCCGAGGCCATCCAGCAGGAGCGCTGGCCCAAAGAGGCCCGGGAGAAACCCGCCTCGGCCGACTTTGTGGAACCCGAGCCGGAGCCTGCACCCAATGCCCCCAAGCCAGCGCCCAAAGCGTAGGCCGCGCAGGCCCCTGGCGTTCCCCCACGCCCAGGAACAGGCCTACGCGCGCGCGCTCAGCCCTGTGGCCGTGGCCTGTGCCAGGGCCATGGAGCGCATTGTCATCCCCGGCCTGGCCCAATACCGATTGCCCAGCACCAGGGTGCACCAGGATGCGGCCGTGACCGTCACCCTGGACCCCCTGGGCCGCGAGGCGGCCGCAGCCGTGGTCACCAGCTTCAACGGCATTAAGCTGCGCCAGCTGCTCAAAGGCCACGCCCAAGATGTGGATCAGTTTGAGCGCCGCCAGATCACCAGGGTGCTGGCCAGTGCCGTGAGCGTGCAGGGCCTGGAGGGAAACCTGCTGCAGGCCGACAAGGCAGCGGCCCTGGTGGATGGGTTTGTTGAGGAGAATGCAGCACTTATCACCAAGCTACCCACAGACTACTTCCTCAGCATCCAGCGCAAGATTGACAAGGCGGTGCAGCAGGGCACGCGCGTGGAGGAGCTGGCCAAGCAGCTGCGCGCCACCTACGACTTCCCGACCAACCGGGCTAAGCTCATTGCCCGGGACCAGGTGGGCAAGCTGTACGGCCAGCTCAACCAGACTCGCCAGCAGGCTGTGGGCATCAAAACATACATTTGGCGCACCATGGGGGACGAGGCCGTGCGCGAGGGCCACGCCGACCTTGAGGGCTCGGTGCAGGATTGGGACAACCCGCCCGATACCGGGGAAGATGAGGGCGCCAACCACCCAGGAGAAGCAATCCAATGCCGATGCACGGCCGAACCGAACCTAGACGAGCTGGGTCTGCCCTAGAGCCCTTTCACGTGCTCGCCGCGGCCCACAGCTATGGCTGGGCCATGCACTTGGGCGCGGAGATGGGGCGCTTTGAGGATAGGCGCTGCATGACGGGCGTACGGCTGCTGGATGGCCGCACCGAGCAGCGCGTGCAGATGGCCCTGGACAGCGCCTGGCTGGGCCGGGGCAGCTCGGAGCCCGAACAGCTTTTGCAGAACCCGGTTCAGGAGTAAGTAACGGGGCGCACCTAGCCATGGGTTGCGCCCCAATTGTTCCACGTGGAGCTTTTAAGAAATCAACCTTTAAATTTAAAGAAACTTCTTTATGTCAATAACCTGTTGACTACTGATATGTTATCCACATGAAAACGCTGACCCGCCACCAGGACATCCAGGTTTTTGACACCGCCACGCTCGACTCCCCGGAGATGAGCCGCGAGGGATTCCTGCGCTGCCCCGTCAACGCTACGCGCAGCGGCATTTTCGTCTACTACGATGAAAAGGGCCAGCCCATCAGGGCGCTGCGCGATGAGGAGGAGGTTTTTAAACCTGCTTCCATGGCCACCCTCAAGGGCAAGCCCATCACCCGCACCCATCCCAGCAACCTGCTGGACGCGGCAAGCGCGCGGGGCGCAGTGGTGGGCGCCACCGGGGACGTGGCCGAGCGCGTGGGCGACTTCCTGCGCACCATGGCCAGCCTGTTCGACCAGCCAACCATCGCTGCGGTGCAGGATGGAAAGCAGCAGGTGAGCTGCGGCTACCTAGCCGATGTGGTGGACGAGCCGGGAGTGCACCCCAAGTATGGCCCTTACGATGTGAGGCAGACGAACATCCGCTACAACCACCTGGCCGTGGCCATTGATGAAGGCCGCGGCGGGCCCAACGTGAGGATGCTGCTCGACAGCGCCTCCCTTTCTTTCAAGCAGGAGCACCCGATGACCCCCGCTGAGCAGGCCAAGCTGGACGCCGAGGAAAAGGCCAAGAAGGAAAAAGAGGCCAAGGAAGGCATGACCAAGATCACCCTGGGCGATGAGGAGCACGAGGTCACGCCCAAGCTGGCCGAGGCCGTCAAGGGGCACATCGAGCGCATGGCGGGCGAGCATGAGAAGGCCCACAACGAGCTGGCCAAGCAGATCAAGGGCCTAAGCGGCAAGAAGAAGGCCGAGGACGATGAGATGGAGGGCCTGGCCGAGGCCAACGAGGGCGAGGGGGCGCAGGACGCTGCCAAGGCCGCTGCCAAGATGGACAGCCTGACCATCGCCAGCCCCATCGCCACCCGCTACCGCAAGCTGCTCGGCAAGCTCCAGGGCACCATCCAGGGCCTGCGCACCCAGGTGGCGACCAAGATGGATGCGGCCAGCCCCAAGGCCATCGCGGACGCGGCCAAGACCCAGGCAAAGTTGGTGGCCGTGGTCGTGGCCCTGAGCAAAGAGCACAAGAACAAGGCCAGCGAGCTGTTCCTGATGGACGCGGCCGACCTCAAAAAGCTGGCCATCAAGGCGCGCGACCCCAAGGCGGTGCTGGACGGCAAGAGCGCCGACTACGTGGACGGCCAGTACGAGGCCGTGGCCGCGGGCGTGCAGATCAACGTGGGCCTGACCCTGGGCGATGCCCTGCTGGGCAACGCGGATGCGGCCATCGCTGAGCAGGCCGCCATCAAGGACAAGAACACCACCAAGAAGTGGATGGCCCCGCCGCTCACCGCCAACAAGCCCGGTGCCTTCCCGGCCGCCGACAAAAAGTAACCCTGGGCCTCCGGCCCGCATCCAGGAGTAGCCCATGAGCGCCAACCCGTTCCCCACGCCCTACCCGGTCACCACCGCGCAGCTGGCGTACAGCAACAACTTCAACCTGCCCCTGCCCGGCTCCATGAGCGACCTGATGGGCGGCGAGGATTACGTCACGGGCATCATGCCCGCTGGCAACGCGGTGTTCGGCACCATCATGGTGAACGACCCGACCGTGGCGCTGGGCTCCAGCATCGGCGGCATGGGCGTGGATGGCCAGGGCGTCAAGTACGCCACGAGCCAGGGCGATGTGACCGCGGGCGTGGCGGGCCTGGTGGTGCGCACCGGGGCCCTGGAAACCCGGCGTGACACGCTGCCCCCCAGCTACGGCATCGCCGTCCCCATCAACCTGTGCCGCAGGGGCCGCCCCTGGACCGCCAGCGAGGTGGCCGTCACCAAGCACGACCCGGTATACGTGCGTATCACCGCCAACGGCGCCCTGAACACCCTGGGCGCGCTCCGCAACGATGCGGATGGGGGCAACGCCATCCTGGTGCCCGGCGTCAAGTGGTACGACACGCAGCCCACGGCCTTGGCCAACGGCCTGGGCTACCCGGCCCGCGTTGAACTCGCTCTGACCGCGCAGTAAGCACAGCAGCACTTAACCCTGGCTGCGCTTAGCCGCCGCCTCAGAAGGAGCACGCCATGCCCATCATGCAGTACTTCGACAGCCGCCCGGTGTTCGACAGCGGCACCAAGCTGGCCGGGGGCTCGCACAAAATCCTCGACAGCAACGAGAGCACCGCGTTCCTGCGACAGCTGGAGCACATCAAGACCCAGGTGCAGGAGATCGAGTACACGGACCTGATGGCCCGCAAGCTGCTGCCCGTGAGCAACGAGGCGGGTGCGGGCGCCGAGTACATCACCTGGCGCCAGTTCGACAAGGTGGGCTTGGCCCGCATCATCCGGGACTACTCGGACGACCTGCCCCGCGTGGACGTGCTCGGCACCGAGTTCTACCAGAACCCCGTGGTGGGCATCGGCGCGGCCTACGGCTACAACGTGCAGGAAGTCCGGGCCAGCCAGATGGTGGGAGGCAAGCCTTTGGACCAGCGCCGGGCCGCGGCCGCTGACGAGGCCATCCGGCGCGCCGAGGACGACCTGGCGTGGTTCGGTGACCCCCGCACCAAGCTCATCGGCTTCATCAACGCCCCCAACAGCACCGCGGTGGTGCTGGCGAACGATGGCGCTGGCAACAGCGTGCTGTTCTCCACCAAGACGGCCGACCAGCAGCTGCGCGACCTCAACCTGGTGGTGAACACCATCGTTGAGAGCACCAAGATGGTGGAGAAGCCGGACACGCTGCTGCTGCCGCTCAACGTGTTCAACCTGATTTCCACCAAGCGCATCGGCTTCGACAGCCCGATGACCGTGCTTGAATTTTTCCTCAAGACACAGCCATACATCAAGGCTGTGGAGCCCTTGGTGAAGCTGACGGGCGCGGGCGCCAACGGCACCAACCGCATGATCGCCTACAAGCGCGACAGCATGAAGCTGACCATGGAGGTGCCGCTGGACATCACCAGCCACGAGCCCGAGAAGGAAGGGCTGGAGTACGAGGTGGCGATGGAAAGCCGCTACGGCGGCATCCTGATCTACAAGCCCATGAGCATCGCCTACGCGGACGGCATCTAAGTAGGCGCGCAACGCGATGGCATCACCCCGGCGCCTGATCGAAAGGTTGGGCGCCGGGTTTTTGAAACCAACTGCCTGGAGGAGGCATCCATGAACGCACCTGCACAGACCACGCAAGCTCAACCCCCCAAGCCAGGGGCCCCGGCTCCTGCCGCCGCGCCCAAGCCGCAGCGCGTGCTGCCTGCCGCCGTGATGATCAACTACAAGGCTCAGCGCCTGCTGGTGGTGCACAGCAAGTCGGCGGGCGAGCTGATGAGCAAGCTGAGCGCCCCGGACGCCGTGCTCAATGCCGAGGAGGTGGAGGCGCTGGGCAACGTGGGCAAGCCCATCCACATCATCCCCGGCCTGCACCAGTACCCCGGCATCGTGTGGGACTCCATCAAGGACCACCCCTCCATCCAAGCGCTCATCCGTGACGAGGAGCTGGTGCTGGTGACCAAGGCCGACCTGGGCCAGGCGCTCAAGCCCGGCGAGACGGCCGAGACTGAGGCGGCGGCCCTGCCCAAGAGCTTGGCGGGCGTGGCCACGGGCAACGCCCGCGAGGTGGTGGACGGCGTGCAGGATTTGAAGCTGCTGCTCGCCTGGCAGGAGGACGAGAAGGTGAACGGCAAGCGCCAAAGCGTGCTGGACGCCCTGTTCCTCCAGATCAGCAAGGTGCGCGAGTCGGACGCCCGGTTTGAGGCGGCCGCCAAGTCCAAGCAGTAAACGGAGCCCGTTGTGAGCATCCCCGCGGTGGACTACACCTATTTTAGCTCCATCTTCCCGGAGCTGGCCGCCATCCCTTCCACCGTGGTGGATGCGCTCAACCCTGTGGGCCTCAATTATGTGAGCGAGGCCACTTACGGAACCTCAAGCCAATACGCGCTGGCCCTGGCCATTGCCCACCTCTATGCCCTCGGTTTCAGCAAGGGCGCGGGCCAGATCACCGGGGACCGCGTGGGCGACATCAGCCAGCAGAACGTGGCCCTGGAGCAAAAGAAGGGCAGCATGGGCATGACCACCTACGGCCTGCGCCTGCGCGAGCTGGGCCGGATGCTCAAGCCGGGCGGCATCTTTGTCGGCGGCGGCCCGCCTCAGCAGCTACCGCCTCCCTTTGGCGGCTTCCAACCCACCTGGCAGCGCGGCGGCTGGTTCTAGGCCATGGGTGGGGCCAAGACCACCAGCAGGCTGACCCCCGCGGGTGCCAAGCTGATGGGGACGCTGCAGGCCCTCAAGAGCAAGCCAGCGGTCAAGGTTGGGGTGCTCAGCCGGGACTTCAACCAGCCCAAGGCCACCGAGGGCGTGGGCCGCAACGCCAAGCCCACGCAGTTCGGCAAGAGCGCCAGCCTGGGCGAGGTGGCCATCTACAACGAGTTCGGCACCGAGCACACGCCCGAGCGCAGTTTCATCCGGGCCTGCGTGGATGAGAACCAGGCCAAGTGGCGCAAGTTCGCGGACGAGCTGCGGAAGAAGATCATCTTTGAGGGCTGGAGCACGGACCGGGCCCTGGGCGTGATGGGCCTGCGCATCCAGCGCGACATCCAAGCCAAGATGCGCAGCGACATCGGGCCGCCCAACGCGCCAAGCACCCTGGCAGCCAAGGCGCCCAAGACCAAGACGCTGATAAATACGGGGCAACTGGTGAACAGCATTGCCTGGGAATTGATGCGAGCGCACGCAGCTTAGGAGCCTCACATGGCACAGTTCAACGTCCAAAACCAGTTCAGTTTTTACCCCAGCGTCACCCAGCCTGTGGGCCCGGTGCTGCTTGCCAACGCCAACCGCAAATTCCTGCAGATCGTCAACAACGGCAGCAGCGGCAACATCCGTTTCAAGTTCGACACCAACTTCAACGTGCCCGCCAGCGAAGTGGAGACGCTGACCCTCAACGGCACGCCCAACAGCGGCACGTTCACCGTTCAGGACTGGCTGGGCAACACCACGGCGGCCCTGGCCTGGAACGCGAGCGCGGCCACCGTGCAGACGGCGCTCAACGCGCTGCCTGCCATCGCTGCCAGCTATGGCAACCCGCAGACCCCCGGCTCTGTCACCGTGAGCGGCGGCAGCGGGGCCTCGCCTTATGTGGTGACGTTCGGCGGCGGCCTGGCCTATACGGCCATCCCCGCGCCAAAGCTGCAGGTGGTGAGCCTGCTGCAGAACACCACGGCCCAGCAGAGCGCCATCCAGCTCATCAGTTGGAGCGCCGCACCCACAGCCGGGCAGTACAAGCTGCAGAACAGCCTGGGCAACCAGACCACGACCCTCAATTGGAACGACAACGGCGCCACCGTGGCGGCCGCGCTCAACGCGCTGCCCGCCATCAACGGTGGTGTGGCCAGCGTGACGGTGGGAGCCAGCTCCATCAGCATCACCTTCGGCGCGCCGCTCGCCAACCAGCCCCTGGCCACCGTGCTGGTGGCCGCCAACACCCTAACGAACAACGGGGTGCTGACCAGCAACGTGCAGAGCCTTTACTTTGAGCCCCTGCCTGCCCAGGGCACCTTTGAGCTGATGTTCGGCGGGCAGACCACCGCGCCGCTGCAGTACAACGCCACGGCCGGGCAAATCCAGACGGTTTTCCAGGCCCTGAGCAGCGTGGGCGCAGGCAATTGCATCGTCAGCGGCTCGATGGCCACCGGATTCAGCTTTGCTTTCACCGGGGCCTTGGCCAACGCTCCGCAGCCCACCATCCAGGTGCTGGACGGGCCGCCGAGCCAGTGGGGCGCCGTCAACGGCGGCACCTCGCGCCTGCAATCCATCGCGGACCCGACCAACGACACGCAAAAGTTCATCCCCAACGACATCGTGTCCCGCGTGCTGCAGGCCATCCCTGGCGTGGGCCCGGCCTTAGTGACGCCGGCCTACACCAACAGCCAGGTGGGCATCGCACCGCTCAACACCACGGCTGCCTGGGCCACCACCACGCCGGGCGTGACGCAGGCAATGGATGGGGTGACGGTGCAGGCCGGACAGGAAAAGCTCTACGACGCGATGACCCCGCTGGGCGCGCTCTACGTCATCAGCGACACGGCCAACGAGCCCGTGCAAATCCTGGAGGGATAGGTGAGCCTCGGGCCGCTCCAGCGGCACGGCCTGATCTATCCCTTCATCAGGTTTGAGCCGCCCAGCATCGCCAACGGCCAGGGAGTGCGCCGGGTTCAAATCCCCAACGATCCGGCCACAGGGAAACCATGGTCCATGCTGGCCAGCATCCAGCCGCTCGGGGCCTTTGCCACGCTCATGCTGCCGGACGCGCTGCGCAACCGGGCCACCGTGCGGGTCTACACGCAGACGCTGCTGCAGCTGGATGACGAAACAAAAAAGCTATACGGTGACCGCTTCACCTGGAACAGCTACATTTATGAGATCACCGCAAGGGACGATTGGAGCGCCAGCGACATGGATTACTACAAGTTCCTGGCCTCCAAAATTCCGAACCAGTAGGAGCAAGCGGTGCAGCTCACGGCCACCACGACAGGCAGCGGCAGCATCCGGCTCACGTGGGACCCCACGCAGATGCCCAGCTCCAGGTTCACCGTCTACCGCGGGCCTGACAGCACCTTTGCCCACGCAGCCGCCATCGGCAGCGGGGCCCTGCCAGTGGGCACGCCGTGGTTCAACGACTACACGGCCAGCCAGAGCACCACGTATTTTTACTGGCTGCAGGATCAGAACGCGGTGCAGGCGGGCCCGGCCAGCGCCACCACGGCGGCGCGCTGGACAAACCAGGAGGCGCTGGACGAGCCGCAGATGAATGCCCTGGCGGCCTGGGCGGCAAGCGTGTGGAGCTGGCTTTACCCGGTGCTCTGGCGCTACCAGCCAGTCCCGGCCCTGCGGCCGCCGCGCATCACCCTCAACCCCATTGTGGTGAACGACCCGGGGGAGGATGACGGGCTAGACAACTACGGCGAGGCTTTGGTGGGCGCCAGGGTTGCCACCATCAGCGTGCAGGTGGTGACGGACCCTGCCCCGGCAGACAGGGGCCAGGTGAGCGCTGCCAGCCTAGGAGCAGGCACCTACACCCTGACGCTTAACAGCCAGCCCCTTGCCGCAGTGTTCGGAAGCGCACCAGCCAATGGTACGGCCGTCACCACGGCGCTGCAGGCCCTGGTGGATGCAGCAGGCGGGTTTTCCACCGGCCTCTACGGCTCGGACCCGAACAATCAGGCGCTGCTGGTGGAGAACGCGGACCCGACCATGAACCTGGCCCTGGGCGTGAGCGGGAACCTGGTGGGCACCGTGAGCACCGCACCCAAAGCCATGACGATTGCACAGCGGTTGCACGCCAGCCTGGGGGACAACGCGCAGCGGGATGCCCTTTTTGCCGCGGGCATCGGGGTGGGGAAGCGCAACGCGGTGCAGGATGTTTCGGCCATGCTCGAAACGCAGGCCCAACTCATCGCGCAGTTCGATTTCTTCGTCAACCTGGCCGAGGTTTACCCGGTGAGCGACCCGCTCATTGACACGGTGCAGACGCCAACGGGCACTTTCAACAGCTGAGGAGCACGCCATGGGAACCACTCTCCCCTCCATCTTCAACATCACCATCAGCCTGGGCACCGTGAGCGCCAGCACCAAGGGCTTCGGCCGCGGGCTGATCCTGGGCAGCTCCAACAAGTTCGGCGGGGGCACGCTCTGGCAGATTTACACCAGCGCGGCCGCCATGCTGGTGAGCGGCGGTGGTGTGTTCGCCAACACCGACCCGGAGTACCTGGCGGCCGTGGCGTATTTCAGCCAGAACCCGGCCCCCTTGGACGTGATGGTGGGCTACGCCACCGCGGATGTGGCCCAGGTGGAAACCATCACCCCCACGGCCGTGGACCTGGCCACCTACGCCGTGACCATCAACGGCGTGGTCAGCAGCTTCACCGCTGGAGCGGGCACCACGGCCGCCCTGATCGTCACGGGCCTCAAGGCCGCCATCGCTGCGCAGAGCCCCGGCCTGCCCGTGGTCACCAGCGGCAGCACCACCCTCATCCTCACCGCGGCCGCCGCTGGCGAGGCCTTCACCTGCGCGGTTGGAGCCAACCTGGTCAAGGTGGACACCACGCCGGACGCCGGGCCGGACACCGCCCTCAGCGCCATTGTGGCGGCTGGCGGCACCAACTGGTACTGCCTGGTGCTCACCAGCCGGGTGGACCAGGACATCCTGGACGCGGCCGCTTGGATCGAGGCCAACGGCAACAGCGGCCTCTACATCTTCATCGCCTGCAACAGCGAGGCCGCGGTGCTCACCAATGTGAGCACCGACATCGCCAGCCTGCTCCAGGCCAAGGCTTACGTGCGCACCATGTACCTGTGGAGCGATGGCCAAGCGGGCTATCCTGATGCCGCCCTGGCCGCCATCATGCTGGCCGCCACCCCGGGCAGCGCCACGGCCGCCTGGAAAACCTTGGCGGGCATCACGCCCACCGCCTTGTCTGTGCTCACGGGCACGGCCGTGGCCCAGCTCACGGCCAAGAACGCCAACTACTACTGCACCATCGCCGGGGTCAAAGTGACCCAGCCGGGCAGCCAGGTGGGTGGCCAGTGGCTGGATGTGGTGATCGGGCGCGACTGGATCGTGGCCAACGCCCAAACCGCCGCGTTCAACACCCTCATCCAACTGCCCAAAGTGCCCTACACCGACCCGGGCATTGGGCTGTTCGCCAACGCGGTGCGCGGTGTGCTCAAGCAGGCCGTGCAAATGGGCATCCTGGCCACGGGCACGGCCAGCAACGGCCTGCAGTTCCCCCAGGGCTACACCGTGACCCCGCCGCTGGCCTCCAGCATCAGCGGCAGCCAGAAACAGACCCGCATCCTGCCGCCCATTCCCTTTGCCGGGCTGCTGGCCGGGGCCGTCAACGGGGGCCCCTTTACTGGAGTCCTCACCAACTAGGAGTAAGCCATGCCGCAGCAACCCTTTCACAGCTACGACCCCAAGAAGGTGCTCCTGAGCTGGGGCCCGCTCACGGATGTGATCACGGGCTTTGCCGAGGGCACCTTCATCAAGGTGGGACGCAAAGAAGACGGCTGGAAGTCCAAGGGCGGCGCCGATGGCGAAACCACCCGCATCCAGAACCGCAACCGCCAGGGCCGCATCACCATCGTGCTCAAGCAGGGCAGCCGGGCCAACGCCATCCTCAGCGCCATTGCCCAGGCCGATGAGAACAGCGGCGCTGGCGTGGGCCCCATCACCATCATGGACATGAGCGGCGCCACCCCGCAAACCGCGGCCGCGGCCGTGAACGCCTGGATCGTGAAAATCCCCGAGGCTGGCTTTGCCGGGCAGGACGAGGAGACGCGCACCTGGGAGTTCGACACCGACACTCTGGAAATCTTCATCGGGGGCAACTAGTGGCACGCGAGCTGCAGACCCATACCATCGCCGGGGAAGCCTACACCTTTGGCTTTCTGCCCACCTCGGTGGCCACCGAAACCTTCACCGAGCTGGCCCAGCTCGGCGTCCCCACCATCATGGGAGCCATGCAGAACCTGCGCGGCAAAGAGGATATGCAGGTGGAGGAAGCGGTCAAGGGCATGGACTTTGTGGCCCTGGGCCAGGCCCTGGGCCAGGCCCTGCAGCCCAAGGTGGTTAGCCGCCTGATGAAAGTGCTGTGCTCGGTGGCTATGGCCCCGGGCAGCGCGCAGCGCTTGGAGAACGAGTTCTACGAGGACCACTTTGCCGGACGGCCAAGCCTGGCGCTGCAGGTGGCCGCCCGGGCCGCGGAGGTCAACGGGGCACGCGATTTTTTCGCCAGCGCCGTAAGCCTCGGTGGGATCGTGAAAAAGGCGGCTTTGACCCAGGCCCCACGAGCGTAAATTTCTTCATGTGGCGCCCCGTCATCCACGGGCTGGCCACCTACGCAGAGGTGGATGGGCAGTGGACCATCCCAATTTTGCTTGAGGCCCACGAGCTGATGGATATTCAGCTGGAGCGGGACCAGTACTACAGGAAACATCCAGCGCCCGGAGGAGGGTGAGCAAATGACCGTCCGCGAGCTTATCACCACCTGGGGTTTCGACATCGACACCAAGCCTCTGGCCGAGCTGGAGGAGCGGGTGCGCGGGGTGCGTGAGACGGTGATGCACCTGGGCGAATTGATTTTGGGCGAAGGCGCGAGCCTGTTTGGTTTGGCAGAGTCCACGGCTGAGGCCGGGGTTGGTTTCAAACGCACGGCAGAGGAAGTCGGCACCACCACCAAGCGCCTGCAAGAACTGAACTACGTGGCCAAGCAATGGGATGTGAAGGATGGCGTGATCGAGTCCGGTATGCGCCACCTTGCCCGCGTCACCATGCAAGCGGCCCAGGGCTCCACCGAGGCCATCCGCTCGCTGAGCATGGCGGGCGTGAAGGACTTCCGGGACGGCCAGGGGCATATGCTGCGCACCGACCAGCTGCTGAGCCAGGTAGCCAGCAAATTCAAGACCATGCGCACGGATGCCGAAAAGTCCGGCCTGGCCATGGAGGTGTTCGGCCGGAGCGGCACGCAGATGATGCCGATTTTGAATCGTTGGGGCAAAGAGTTTGAGGCCACGGCCAAAGAGGGCCGGGACCTGGGCTACGTGATGGGGGACGAGGCCATTGAGGCCAGCGAGCGCTTCAAGGCCAGCACCAACGAGGTGCGGGCCATGCTTACGGGCCTGCGCAACCAGCTGGGCGTGGCCCTCATGCCTGCCATCGAGGGCATGGTAAAAGAGGTCATCGCTTGGTACAACGCCAACCGCAAGGTCATCAGCGGGCAGATTGTGGAGTTCGCGCAAAAGCTGGGCGAGGTGGTGCACGGCGCCTTTGAGATGGTGGTCATGCTATCAAATGGAACGATGTGGCTTGCTGACCATCTTGGCGGCCTTGGCAACGTGCTCAAAATCGTAACCGCTGGGTTCATCGCCTGGACAGCGCTCAACATCGTTGTGCTGCTAGGCAGCGCCACCGAGGCGGTCATCACCCTCTCCACCGCCATGGGCACGCTTGCCTCCATGGAGGCCCTGGCCACGGGTGGCCTCAGCGCCGTGCTGGGGATAGCCGCGGCCCTGGGCGTGGGAGCTTACGCCTACCACGTAATGCACGGGGGCGTGGTGGACAACAGCCGCGCACGCCGCACCATGGCCCCTGGAGCCGCTGGCCACCACACCACCATCCACCAAAGCCACACCTGGCACGTGCAGCTGCCCCCGGGCACCACCGCACAACAGGCTGCCGAGCTGGGCAAGGCCATGGACCAGCACGTGGACGCCCGCCTGCGCACCTTTGCCTTTGCTGCCTCAAGCCCTCAGAGCCACTGATGAGCGTCTACACCATCTTCCCCAAGCGTGGCATCGTGGACCCCTCGGACTCGCTGATTTCACTGGGCGGGGCCAGCGGGCCTGTGCAGGACACCGTTTACCTGCCGTTTGATGTGACGAGCCTGGAGGCGCCGGAGTACTCGGCCACGCCCACGCAGAGCCTGGTGGAGAGCAGCAAAACCATCTCCGACCACATTGTGGTGAAGCCGCTGCGCCTGAAACTGGAGGGCGTCATCAGCGACACCCCGCTCTCGGGCACGCCCTTTGGCTCGCTGGTGAACGGGGCCGTGAGCGCTTTTAGCGGCTCCTCGCCCTCAAAAAAAGCCTTCGATTACATCGAAAACCTTTTCAAAACGGCCGCCATCTTTGACTTTGTGGGCGGCTTCAAGATTTATCAAAATATGTGCATCACCGAGTTCAGGCCCACGCGCACCGCCGAAACAGGCTCGGCCCTGGAGTTTGTGATGGAGCTGCAGCAGCTCAACCTGGTGAACTCGCTGGTGCTGGTGAAGCCGGGCTTCCCTGGCGCTGGCGCAAAGGGCAGCCACGGCGGGCAGCCCATGGCCTCGGCCAACCAGCAGGACGTGGCCACCGCAGGCAGCGCGGCCAGCCAGCCCGCCAACTACTACCTGGACCAGTACCCAACCAGCGCGCAGGCCAACAGCGGCGGCTTTGGAAACGGTATGGCCGCGGTTTACGCTTGGCTTTACAAATGAGCGCCGTCACCGACTACTACTTTACGCAGCGCACCGTCATCGGCGCAGCCGCCTACATCCTGACGGTGCGTTACAACGCCCGCATGGACCGCTACATCATGGACATCGCGGACGCCAGCAACACGCCCATCATCCAGGGCCTTCCCATCCTCTCCAACACCAACATCTATGGGCTGTACGTCAACAAGCTGCCTGTGTCGCTGCCCAACGGCTCGCTGCTGGTGGTGGACATGAGCGGCCTGGGTGCGGACCCGCAGCTGGGCACGCTGGGCGGCACCGTAGTGGTGGGCGCCAGCAGCGTGGCGGTGACGCGATGATGGACTTTAACCGCACGGCCTCGCTGGTGATAGGAACCGAGGTGTTGAACCTGCGGGTGATCTTTGATATTGAAAAGGAAATGACGGCCAACGGGGCAAGCAAATGCGAGATAAAAATTTACAACCTGAGCCCTGAGCACCTGGCGCAGATCGAGGTGGGCACACAAAAGCAGCAGCTGACCCTCTCCGCTGGTTATAACGGCGCGAACAAGATGCTTTACTCTGGACCGATTTTTTACGCCCACACCGACCAGGTTGGGCCGGACAAAATCACAACCTGCCAGATGCTTCCCGGGGCCATCGCGTTGAGCGCGGTGTTTGTGAAAATCTCCGGCGCCAGCTCTGCGTGGGAGGTCTATCAAGCGGTGCTCAACGCCTTTTTGACTTTTGGAGTTTCAAAGGGCCACCTCTCCACCACCGTCTCACCTGGTGCTGCGCCGGGCACAAAGCCCGTGCGCACCATCCTGCAGGGCCTCAAATACAGAGCCAAATACTCGAACATGGACACCGCGGCCGGGTTTATGAACGAGATTACGCGCTGGGCCAAGCTGCGCTGGAACATCGAAAACAACCAGCTCAATGTTTTTGCGGATGGAGAGTACCAGGATGCCGAAATCATCCAACTAGATGAGAGCAGCGGGATGCTGGGCATACCCAGCAAAACGCAAGAAGGCAACTACAAAGTGAAGGCTCTGCTGGACGGAGATTTGAACCCGGGCAGGCGCATCCGCGTGGTGAGCAAAACCTTCCCGGTCAACGGCGACCTGCGCATCATCAAAACCACCTACGCTGGCGACACGCACCCGCTGGACCCCGGGGCTGACTGGTACGCAGAGGTGGAGGGCTCCAACATCGGCACGGCTCCAGGCTTCTCCATTGGGCAGGCAGCATGAGCACACCCAATTCAAATACGCCAGGCCTATATGAAGGCACGGGCCTGGCCTTGGACCAGGGCCTAGCCAATGTGCACACCTGCACCCCGGCCTACGTGGTGAGCTATGACGAGAGCACGCAGACGGCCACGGTGCAGCCCACCCTACAGCGGGTCTATGTCGGACAGGCCCCCGTGGACCTGCCGCAAATCCTACAGGTGCCCGTGGTGTTCCCCAGGGTGGCCAACGCCTGGCTGCGGCTGCCAATCGCCAAGGGCGACCTGGTGGAGCTGCGGTTCTCAGAGCGAAGCCTGGACGCCTGGAGCCAATCGGACGGCGCCACCCCACTGGACCCAGGGATACCGCACCGCTTTCACCTCTCGGATGCCATCGCCACGCCGGGCCTCTACCCGCAAGGGCAAGCCATCCAAGCCCTGGGTGCACAGACCAGCGTGGAGTTGAGCAACGCTGGGGCCTGGCTGGAGATCACCAGCGCGGGCAAGTTCAAGTTGGCCAACGGCACAGCCGAACTTTTCCAGACCCTGCAGAGCCTGGTGAACCACTTAATCGGCCTCACCAGCATTAACTGCGTGGTGGGCGCTCCGGTGACGCTCAACCCGGCCACCATCGCCCAGCTGCAGGACGACCTGACCAACCTTGAGGCGCTGTCGTGATCTTCCTCTGCCAAGCCAACGGCGATTTCGCCATCGTGAACAACCAGCTGTGGCTGACGGACAACTCCGTGAGCGCCGTGCCTGCGGTTGCCGCGGTGGCGCCCAACACGGGCCAGGAGACGCTGCAGCTGATCCTCAACAACCTGCGCATGGGCCAGGGCGAGGAGCGGCTGGACCTGGCCATGGGCGTGCCCTACATCCAGCAAATCCTCGGCAAGGGTGCGCCGCTCGAAACCATCCAGGCCATCCTCTACGATGTCATTTTAAATACCCCTGGCGTCCTGGCCGTGATAAATTTTGTGCTCACGCTAAACAAGTCCACGCGCCAGCTGGCCCTCGCCTTCACCGCGCAGACCAGCACGGGCCCCGTGTCCTCCACTTTGAGCTTCCCATGATCGGCAGCTTTGGCGTCCTCAACACGGGCCTGGCCGTCAAGAGGATCAGCGACATCACCAGCCAGATGCAGGCCAACCTACAGAGCGCCCTGGGCGCCGAGTTCACCCTGCTCAGCCAAACCCCCGAGGGCCAGCTGGTGCTGCGCGCGGCCGAGCAGATGGCCGACCTGTGGGAATTCGGAGAACAGGTTTACAACAGCGCCAGCCCCATCACCGCCAGCGGCCCGGCCTTGGATGCAGCCTTTTCCTTGGTGAACCAGTTCCGCATCCCCGCTACTGCCAGCGTGCTCAACGGCGTAATCCTCACGGGCACGCCCGGCACGCCAATCCCCTCCACCGCGCAGGCCAGCGTGGCAGGCAACCCCTCTGCCATTTTTCAGATCACCGAGGCCACCACCATTGGGGGCGGTGGCAGCGTGGCCGCCACGTTTGTGTGCACGCAGACGGGGCCCACGGATTGCCCGCTGAGCACCGGGCCCACTGTGGGCTTGACCAATATTGTGACCCCTGTGAGTGGGTGGACCGGAATCTCAAACCCAACCGCGGCTCAAATCGGCACCCCGCCTGAAACGGACTCGGCGTTCCGGCAGCGAGCCATCCAGCAGCTCAACAGCTTTGGCACGGGCACCTTCTCCGGCCTGCTCCAGGCCATCCAAGCCGTCACCAACGTGAGCGCCGTGTACCTGTTCACCAACGACACGGACGCCACCGTGAATGGGCTGCTGCCCCACTCGGTGCTGGCCATTGTGGTGGGCGGCGCCGACCAGGACATTGCCAACACCATCTTCGCGGGCAAGCCCGCTGGCATTGATACCAACGGCACGACCACGGACACGGTGATTGACAGCCAAGGGGTGAGCCACAACGTGAGCTTTAGCCGCCTGGTGGATGTGCCCATTTACATGGACGTGACCATCGTGCCCAACACCAACCCGAGCGCGGGCCCGGTGTTCCCCTCCAACGGACTCTCCCTTATCCAGGCGGCCATCATCAACTACGGAGCGGCCTACGTGCCCGGGCAGACCGTGGTGGAGACAGGGTTCTTCACGCCCATCAACAGCGTGGCCGGCGTGCTCAGCGCCGTGATCCTATTGGGAACCGCATACCCAGCGGCCAGTTCGGCCAACATCCCCATGAGCCCGGCTCAGCTTGCCCAGTTCCTGGCAGGCGTGGACGGCTCCAGCCACACCTACATCAACGTGCACCAGTGAGTTACACCCCGGTGAACCACCTGGCCGCAATGAGGGCCAACCTGATCAGCCAGTTCACCGGGCTGCCCAACCTGGACGCCTTCATGGTGGCCGTTGGAAACCAGCTCAACGACCTGGACGAGTTCTTTGGCCAGCTGTTCACCAACCTGACCCTGCAAAACGCGGTAGGCGCTCAGCTGGACAACCTTGGGGCCATACTGGGCCAGGCCCGTACCGGCCTATCCGATGACGCCTACAGGACTCTGCTGCAGGCAACAATTTCAGCGTACCAAAGCAACGGCAGCGTTGAGGCTCTAATCCAAATCATGCTGTCGCTGGGGGGTGTCTCTGGCGCCCAGGTGGTAGAAGGCAACACCGCCATCCTGGCCACGGTAGTCACGCCAGTGGTAAACGTGAGCGCGTCGGTGTTGGAAACGGCAGTATTACAGGCCAAACCAGCTGGCGTGCTGCTCAACCTCAACGGAGCTAACAACCCGATCTTTGCGTTTGATAGTGCTGGACCAAACGGGCTCGGGGCGGGATTTGACCAGGGCCATTTTGCTGGCCCACTCATCTAGGAGCACGACATGGCCGAACCAGTTAAGCCAACAGATTCGCCCTCGTGGGACACAACGCAGGCCAATTACTTGGTGCCCGATGGCACGCACCAGGCTGATGGTTGCGCGACCAATGAGTTCCCGCCATCGAACCAGTTCAACGGGTGGATGAACATCATCTATCGGTTCGTGAATTGGCTCGCCGCTGGCGCGCTCATCATCCCAGGCGGACAGGCTCCCACGGACCTGCCTATCACCGCCAATCAGATCATCCCTACAGCAGGCTCCCACGGCTTCACAGCCAGCGGCACGGTCAACGCCGTCTCGACCGTCAACCACAACCCTGGCCGACTCATCAGGCTCCATGGAAAGATCGGCCAAGCTGTCCTGCTGGCAAACAATACGGGCGGCGGCGGCGCATACCTTCCCATCACTACCGCTGACGGGGACAGCATCACGCTCAATACTGAGCAGGACATCGTGGAGCTGAGTCAAAACGCGGCCGGGACTTTTTGGCGAGAGACATTCCGCTCGGCCTCCATTTCCGGAGGCGGCCTTGGCAACACCCAGCGATTTGATGCGCGCCTCACGGCCGTCACGGGCACGCCGATGCCAACCACGGATCAACTGGCCGTCACCACGCTGTACCTGACGGCCTACAAGGGCAACAGCATCGGGCTCTACGATGGCGTCTCGTGGCAGAACACGCAGCTCGGAGCCGATGTTTCCCTGGCGGTCCCCGCTTCCACCACGAAGATGTATGACGTTTTTGCGTACCTGCTCGCTGGTGTGCTCACGCTGGAGGCGGTGGCCTGGACCAACGACACGACCAGGGCCACAGCGTTGGTGAAGCAGAACGGGGTTTACGTCAAGAGCGGCGCCACGGGCCACCGCTATGTGGGGAGTTTTAGGACGACTGGCTCAAGTGGGAAGACCGAAGACTCCGCAGCCAATCGCTTCCTATGGAACTATTATCACCGAGTCCAGCGGTTTTTGAATTGCACGATGCCAGGAGCAAGTTGGAACTACACCACCGGGGCGTGGCGCCAAGCAAACGCCAGCAGCGCCTACCAGCTCAATTTTGTGGTTGGGGTGGTTGAAGACGTGGTGAAGGCTGACCTTACAGCTATCCATTACGCGTCCTCTTCCACGGCTATAGGGTATGTGGGGATTGGGATCAATTCGACCACGGTCCCCAACGCTGTGGCCTACGACGCAACGGCTAGTACGGGCCCTATTCGCCAAATTAGCTCCATGGTGAGTGGAATGCCAATCGCTGGGTACAACTATGTGGCATGGTTAGAATATGGCACAGCCAATGCCGCTTTTGAGGATAGCGGTGGATCTTCACCTGTCATCCCGGCTATCTTAGAAGGTGTCATCGCTGCTTAGGCTTTGATGATTTACCCACACCCTTTGGGCGTGGTAGCGTTTGAAACACTTGGAGGCTCAGATGAAACGGATTCTTACCCTGGTGCTGGCCCTGCTGGGCCTCACGGTGGCGGCCCAGGCCCTGCCGACCTACGACAATTCGGCGGCCGCCGACAATGTGACCAGCGTGGCCTTCACCACCGGAGGCACATCACAGACCATGCTGGTGGTGGGTGTCTACACGGACGGCTCGGTGATCGGGAGCCCGGCCGTGGCGTCCTTCAACGGCACGCTGATGAACGAAGCCGTGGCCGATGGTGGGGCAAACAGGACCATCTACTGGTTTTACCAAGCAAACCCGGTGAGCTACAACGCGGCCGTGCAGGTGAGATTTTCGTCCACGCCCACGGATTTCCATATCGTAGTGGGCTCCTACGATGTGGTGGGCGGCATTGGAAACACGGCCAGCTCAGTGCCAGCGCCGAACACGGGCATGAATTTTGGTGGCATCACCAGCGGCAGCTTGGGTGTTTATTTGGCCGGGAACCAAGGCACCGCGCCGTCCATTACTAGCACCTCGGCAGTGACCCAGCGCCAGGGCCTTACCTACACGGCAACGGTCTACAGCATGGCTGATACCACGGTGACGGCCAGCATCCCATGGAGCGGCACCGACCCTGTTTCCAACCTGATGATCGGCGCCATGCTGGAGCTGCAGCCTTACGCAACGGCCACGCCGACCTTCACCAACACCTTCACGGCCAGCCCGACCCCCACGGCCACGGCTACGCCCACGGCTACCGCGACCGCCACCAGGACCGTGAGCCAGAGCCCCACGTTCACGATCACAAACACGTTCACCGCCAGCCCAACGGCCACGGCTACGGGGACGCCGACCAGCACGGCCACCAGGACTTCCACGGCCACGCCTACCTTCACGGCCAGCCCTACGTCCACCTGGACGGCCTCAAATACGCCCACCAATACGGTCACCCCGGGAAAACTTCCGTTTGAAGGCTACGGCAAGAAGGTGCTCATCGTGGACCCGAACGGGACGCCTGTTCCCAATGGAACCTCAGGGAGCCCCAGCAACGTATTTGTGGCCAATGCCACGCCCATTCCGGTCACTCGCACGGGCGTTCCGGCAGGCACTTCATCAGATCCGCTCTACGTCAGCAACCCGGCAGCCGCTACCGCCGCCAACCAAGTCACCGCCAACACTGCTCTTGCTTCCATCAGCACCAATGCCGCTACCTCTGCCTTACAGGCGGCTCCAGCTTCGGGTCCGTATTTTCTGACGATGACAGGCTCCACAGCCTGGACCTTTGCCTACTTGACGGCCACGGCAGGCGGCAACAATTCCGTCATGCTTTTCAATCAGTCGCCATCCGATCCGTTGCTGTGGTATCTGGACTACAGCAGCAGCGTCCCACCCTTCAACGGAATCAGCCTTACGGCTGGAACGAATCCGGTGATTCTCCCCATCACCAACGGCCAGGTCTTGCATTGGCACTACCCGTCTGCCTCTGATAACGGGTACTCCATCAACTTTGCGAAGTAGCTATGAAGCGCCTTGGATTGATCCTTGGGCTTGTGCTGGGGTTGGTGCCCCAGCTTTCGGCCATCACTGTGCAGGCGCTGGTGGTGGCTGGCGGCGGTGGAGGTGGTTATAACTGGGGCGGCGGTGGTGGTGGTGGCGATGTAGAACTTTCCACAATCCAAGTTGTCGCCGGTGCTGCCTATTCGATAACGGTTGGTGCCGGTGGTGCCGGTTGCACTGAGTGCGGAGCCTCCAATCAAAATGGTGGCAACTCTATTTTTTCGTCGATCACAGCATTGGGCGGCGGCAAGGGCGCTGGATCTGTTTCATCGTCAAATTTTGTGGCTGTGGCTGGCGGTTCGGGTGGCGGCGGCGGCTTGGTAGGGAACCCTGGGCCTGGTTCGGGGGGGGCAGCAAGCGGTACAAACGCAAACATCGGGGCGTCTACTACTGTCACGACCGGCACCGGCGGCGGCGGCGGTGCCAGCCTTTCAGGGACGTGCAGGGTAGATTTTGGTGGCGGATTTGGCGGAAACGGCTTTACAAGCACCATCACAGGTGCAGCCTTAGTTTATGGCGGCGGCGGCGGCGGCGGCTGTGCTGATTATGGGGTTAGCCCAGGCACTGGAGGCACCGGCGGCGGAGGCACCGGCGGGTGGGGCGCGGTAGCTGTGACAGGTACGGCAAACACTGGCGGCGGCGGCGGCGGCGGCGGTTGCAATGGGTGTGGAGACAAAAGCTGGGGCGCTCCTGGTGGTTCAGGCATAGTGGTAATTCGCTACATCACGAGCGCGGATGGTGATGGATCAGGTGGC